GCAGGCACCGCCGCAGCGCTATCAGCCGGTAGCCGCTTCGACGGTAGCGCCCACGCCGCAGACCATGCAGGCGGCCATGCGCTTGGCCAACGTGGGCAATGCGCCATATTCGGCCCCGCTCGGCAAGGTGGATAGGGCCGCACTTCCATCGCCAGGTTCGAGCGCCTACGCAACGACCAACTTGCCGTCTCCCCGGCCTTCGCCCGCTGTGGCACCATCCAGCGCCTACGCGACCACCAATCTCCCGGCTCCGCGTTCGGCACCGACTGTCCCGCAGTCGAATGCGTATGCCACCACCAACCTGCCATCGCCGCGCCCTTCTGCACCCGCCATCCCTCCCTCCAACGCCTACGCCACGACAAACCTGCCCAGCGTGGCGCCGACCGTTCCGTCTGTCCCGAGCGTCCCGTCCGCGCTGACCTCTCCGAGCCTCATGGGCCTGCCGCAGACGTTCTCCCCACAGACGCCGGTACAGCCGACTTTCACCGCCATGGCGCAGCCTGTCGCTCCTCCAGTCGCGCCAGTCGCACCGCCGGTGTCTGTCCCGCAGCAAGCAGCCCGCAATGCCTTTCCATCAGCTCCCCAGCGCCCTTCCATGCCTTCGGCCATGGACGTGTACAACGGGCAGGCGAACCTTGGGTTTGCCAATGACGGCAGCATGGTCAGCCGCGATAATTACGGCAACGTCTCGGTGAACAACAAGTACGGCGTAAGCACCACCACGCTCCCGAACGGGCAGGTGACGGTTTCCGGCTACGGCAAGGCTCCCGCGCCCGCATCGGCGTTTCCATCCGCTCCATCGATCGACGGGCCTCTCGGGGCAGGCGGCATCACGACGCAGAAAAGCGGCGGCTTGTTCGGCATCCAGCCCGCGCAGACTGAAACGGGCAATCTGGCGCGCGGGTTCACCGGGGCAATGGCCGGGAGCGCGCTTGGTTCGTTCGCCGGGCCTCTCGGATCGATCGTCGGTGCAGCCATCGGCAAATCCATCGCGCAGGGCAGGAACCCGTTCGATGCGCTCACGGGCAACCGCGTCACCTATGCCACGCCGGCTTTCGGTGCGATCCGGGCGATTGCTCCGCAAACGGGTGGCGCGATGGGCGTGTTCCCCGGCGCTCCGAATGTGGCCGGCGCGCTCGGCGGCAACCAGTCCAACAATTCGATGGCCGGCATGAGGAGCATTTCGCCCGGTGCGGCGTCCGCTATCTCGCGCGGCGTCGGCGGCCTCTACTAAGGGAAATCGACATGGGCATTCTGGATTATTCGACCACGCCATCGTCCAACACCGCGATCAACGGGATCGGCATCGCCGGTTCCAACTCGATCAAGAACGGCGACGACGCCATGCGGCAGATGATGGCCGACACGCGAGCCGGCGTCACCAAGGTTGTCGACAAATCGGCTGGCAGCTACACCGCTGCAAAGAGCGATTACAACCAGCTTTGGCGCGTCACCGGGGCCGCGACCATCAACCTGACCGCAGCCGCGACACTCACCGCAGGATGGTGCCTGTGGGTGATGGGGGACGGCGGAACGGCAACCATCGACCCGTCAGGTTCGGAGCAGATCAACGGGGCCACCACGCTATCGGTCGCGACCGGAAATTCGGCGCTCGTCCTATGCACGGGCACCGAGTTTCGCGCCATCCTGTTCAACAAGGCTTTCGATACAGGAACCCTGGGAGCCGCAGCCTATAAGAACGTCGGCACGACCGCCGGCACCGTCGCAGCCGGTGACGACGGCCGGATTATCGGGGCATTCCAGTCGTCAAACGTGATTGACGAAGACGATATGTCTTCCGACAGCGACACGAAGGTACCTACGCAGCAGAGCGCGAAGGCATACGTTGACGGCGGCATCGCGACAGTCACGACCGCACTCGCTGCAAAGATTGAGGTTTACACCGGCAGCACGCTAAACGAGACGAATTTTCCGATCGGCCATCACATCTTTTCTGCGACATCCGGGTTCCCAGATCGGAATGATACGGCAACACCGCGAATCAACTCTTCGGACACGAAAGCTTATGGTTTCACAACGGGAACCACCTTGTCAGGCACATGGCGAGGCCGAGGCGGCGGCCTCGTACAAAGGACAGCTTAAATGAAACTGCACAGTCTGACTGCCGTAAAGGCAGATGCCGAAACGGGCGTGTATATCGCCACGGTAGACATAACCGACGCGCACGGGGATCGGTATGATACCGAATACGTCAGCCGCGATGGCGACATATACGGGTTGGCCCCCGCGATCAGGACCGCCATCACGCAGTGGATTGCAGACGGCAAGCCTGTCGATTCCTACGTCGAGCCTGGACCTGTTGTTCCCGACCGCGTGACGGCTCGCCAGTTCAAGCTCCAACTTCTCGCCGCCGGCCTGCTCAACCAGGTCGAAGGTTGGATCGCATCGCAGTCGCAGGCGGTCCAGATCGCCTATGCCAACAGCGGGACGTTCGTACGCGATGAACCAATGATGCAGTCGGGGTTCCAGGCGCTGGGCTTCACCTCTGACCAGATCGACGCCTTCTTCACGGCGGCATCCACGCTCTAATCAGGAAATCACCATGTCCCAATGCGGCCCCGTTGTCGTAGGCGCGACCTGCGACGACCAGATCAACTATGGCGAAACCATCGACCTCCTGTTCACCTATCAGGACAGCAATGGCCAGCCCATCGACCTGTCCACGGCGACGGCGGAGGTCTTTTCCTCCAACCCGGATGTCATCAAAAACAGCGCATCAATCACCATCGACAGTCCCGCCCTTGGTCAGGTGCGATTCCTGCTCTCCCGAGACGCCGCCGCCAGTCTCAGAATCGGTCGGAACAACAGTTTCCGGCTTCGCGTCATCTTCAGCGCTGAATCCGACGACGTGACCCCCGACATTTATTTGCAGGTGTCTTGATGAACATCACCATCACGCCAAGCACAGGCGGTTCGGTCGTCGTATCCCGCTCGTCGCGGCCATCGATCACGATCAGCCCGAAAGTTGGAACTCCTCCGTCCAGAAAGGTCGAAGCGGGCACCGGCTTGGTCGGCGGTGGCGACCTCTCCACCGACCGCACGATCAGCCTGTCCACTGGATCGATCGCCAGCCTTGCCAAGGCCGACAGCGCCATCCAGCCAACCGCCACCGACGCCTCCTCCTTCGGCTTCTTCCTCGATCAGGACGACCTCACAGACGACGACGCGACGAAGACCGCCTCTCAGCAGTCCATCAAGGCCAATATAGACGCCCGCTCTCCAAGGGGACGGTTCGATAGCGTTGCCGCCTTTGAGACAGATACCAGTTTTGGATACTCCGGCGCACAGTTCACAGTGGGCGCGGGCGATCAATTCGAGGCTGGCGGTTACCGGTATGCGGTGGCCGATGCAGCCGTCGCGGCACCCTATGTTCAAAGCGCCAACAGCGTCCGGGCCAAGGTGCGTGATCGCGACGGAGTTATTTCCACCGACGCATTCGGCGGGAGTGGCATTGGCGCTCGGTTCAACGCGGCCCTCGACGCGATCAAGGAGCTTCGGCAGAACATAACCGACACATGGTTCCCAGACGCGCTCCGGCTCAACATTTCGCCGGGCACCTACGAACTGGACGAGACGCTGCTGCTCACGGAAATCGGCAATCTGCACGTCAATGCAAACGGCGTTACCATCAAGAACAGCGGCGCACTGCCGATCTTGAAGGCGATTGCCGCCTCGCGCTGCGTCATCGAGGGCCTCGCCGCCGATCTGCGCAACAATAACCTCGCGGATGCCGCTTTCCAGATCGACGGGGGTTGCGTCTACAACAGGTTCGCCCGGTTGGGCGTTCAAGGGAACACGTCGAACGCAGACTTCGCCGCCGTGCGGATGAAGCAAGGCGACATGTCCGGCTACGCGGACGATGACCGCAACAAGGGGAATTTCTGGAACACCTTTGACCAGTTCTGGGTGAGAAAACTCACCGGCAGCGACCTGAACAACATCCCGACTGCTTTCGATTTGCAGGGTGCCCAAAACGCCACCCGCATCATCAACAGCACGCTCGCCAGCTTCGGAAACGGCATCGTCGTCAGAAACCAGAACGACAGCCTGTTTTCCGGTCTGGCGAACGACGTGCAGGTTCTTCTTACCGCGTTCGAGGGCTTCACCGGCACCGCGTTTCGCCTGCAATCGGACAACGGCGCTAACCTACACGCCGGTGGTGGTTCGATTGCTTTTTGCCGTTTCGAAAGCGGGGCCGTGGTGGCGGATGCCATCAACATGAATGCGTCGCCGTCTAGCCCGATCCAGATGCTCGGTAATACGGTAATCAGCAGCGTGCCGGCCTACGTCGCCGCAGGCTCGGAGAACAGTTTCAACACGCTTGACGCGATCTGGACGCCTTCTTACGGGCCGAGGATTGGCGGCACAAAAGCATTCAAGCTGATGAATTTCGGCGGTGCCGGCACGGGCGCAACGCTTGAACTGAATAGCCGGATAGCGGCCAACGGTGGCTCTCTTGCTCTGGTCCGCACGGGCGGGACGACGGTTGACGGTCAAATATCGATCCACGCGGGGGGCGGCATGGAAGTGGCCTCTCCATCTGGCCTCGGCCTGTGGCTGCTCAACCTGAAAAGTCTCTCGGCCAGCGGGACGACAGGCAACAACCTTCGGGGCCGTGTGAGCAACCCGGCCAGCGGCACGACCTCGACCGTGACGTTCAGCACCGCCGAGCCTGACGCGAACTACTACGTCATGGTGACCGGCGACACCGACCGCAAATACTGGGTCACCAGCAAGGCGACAACCGGCTTCACGATCAACACGGACACTGCTTTCGCTGGTTCCGGTTCCACGGAATGGCTGCTGATCCGGTAGAGGGCCGCGATAGGCCGGACTGACAATCGCTAGGCAAAACGACCCGGCCGCCTATGGGTGGAGCGACCGGGCCGTCTTGTGCCCGGCAACGGGTGGTAGCCGGGCGCCGAAACAATAGACCTATCGTCTGGCCTTGCGCCAGCCCGCCGCGCGGGCCTCTGCCTCGGTGCAAAACCAGCGCTCGCCGTATTCCGGGCGGATGATCGTCTCGTCGTAATGTTCTTGCCCCGGCACGTGGTAGATGCGCTCACCGGTGTTGATCGAGATGTTGCCCTTGATGTCGCAGGATGCCGGATGGGCTTCCTGCGCGGTGGCGTTAAAGGTCGAGGCTATCCTGTCGGCATAGTGATAGCCGGCAACCAGCAGGACCGCCGCGGTGATGTGTGACGCGCCGAATTTCATGGCGCGAGCATAGCCGTCCCAGATCAACCGGCGGTTTCCGCAAATCCGAAAATTTGAAAGGAAAGACAATGGACCGCAATTTTGCGCGGGCGCTTTCGCTCGTCCTTAGGGAGGAGGGCGGATTCGTCAACGATCCGCATGACCCTGGTGGGGCGACGAACAAGGGCATCACGATTGCCACCTATCGTCGCTACGTCAATTCCAAGGGCACGGTTGACGACCTTAAGCATATCACCGCCGCCGAAGTCGCCAAGGTCTACAAGCGCCAGTATTGGGACGCGGTGAAGGGCGACGATCTGCCTGACGGCATCGACTACGCCGTGTTCGATTTCGCCGTCAACAGCGGGCCGGGCAGAGCGGCTAAGTTCCTCCAGCGTATTCTCGGTGTGGCAGTAGACGGCAAGATCGGCCCGGCCACTATCGGCGCCGCAAAAGCCTCGTTCAAGGCCAGCGTCATCAACACCCTCAGCGCGGATCGGTTGGAATACCTCAGGGGCCTTCCGACGTGGGGTAGGTATCGCAAGGGCTGGTCGGCTCGTGTTGCTCGCGTGAAGACTGCGGCGCTCGACATGGTGGACCACTCTGTCCTGTCTCCCCCTCCCGCGCCCGTGGAAGCGCCCAAACCCGTTCCGGCCACTCCCGAGCCTCCGAAGGCTCAACCCGCACCAGCGGCCCCGCCTGCCGCTCCCTCTGCCCCGCCGAAAACCGGCCTTGCCATGTTCTTCGCGCTGATCGGTGCCGGGCTGGGCATCGCATGGGCGTGGATCGCTGCTGCGCCATGCGATTGGTTTGGGCTGTTCTGTCGATAGGAGGTTCCCGTGTGGGCCAAGATCAAGAAGTTCTGCGCCGGGTCGGAGACGATCGCTTGGGCGCGTATCCAGTCTGCCCTCGGCTTTCTCGCCCTCGTCCTCACCTACATCGATCCGGCCGTCATGTCGCCGCTGATCGGTGACGTGGCATGGTTCCCATGGCTGGTTCTGGCGAACGGCATTGCGACCGAATACCTGCGCCGCCGCCGGGCGACCGACCTATGAGCGCGATAATCGCCATGCTCGCAAGCAAGGCCGGGACGTACCTCGTCGGCGCGGGCGTCGTCATCGCGGCGTTTGTGGCCACGTATGTCAAAGGCAGGCTTTCCGGCGCGAAGCTGGAGAAGGCAAACCAAGCGGCCAAGGAGGCCAAGTCCCGTGCCGAAGAAATCGACCGCATCAAGCGCGCTGCTGGCGCTACTCCTTCTGACGGGGTGTCAGTCGACCAGAACAACCGCGACAACCAGCCGTGACGTGTGCCTGATCTGGCGACCAGTGACCTACTCGGCCAAGGGCGACACGCCTCAGACGGTGACGGAAATCCGGCAGGCAAACGCTCGCCGGGATTCGTATTGCAAATAGCTTCGCAGTGCATGGAAAGGGCGGCTAGGGGACGATGGCGGAAGACATGACCGGGCAGATTGATAGCGATCTTCGCAGCCGCGTGGTGAGCTTGGAACATACGGCGCAAGGCAACAGCCAGCGTCTCACGGCGCTGGAGACATGGCAGCGCCAGTCCGACCTGGCCGACGCTCGGAAGGAAGGAGAATGGAAGGCGATGAACGACAAGATTGATGCCGTCGGGTCGAAGGTCGACAAAATATCCGACAGTCTACAATGGGTGGTCCGTCTGCTGATCGGAGGCATCATCATGGCCGCGCTCGGCTTCCTCATCAAGGGAGGATTTGCACCCTAAGCGAAGGCCAAGGGTCAGTAGCCCATCGCCTTGTACGCAATCGCTACTATAGCTGCCGCTGGCAGGAGGTAGAGGACGATGCGAAGGGGGAAGCGGCCCACGTCTCAATCCTTAGAGGGAGGGGAGAGGGCGGGAGGGCGCTTCTCCCAGAATGGCTTTCTCAGGCTCTTGCTGTCGAACCAGAAGGCGCTTTCGATCCCGTCCTCATGCTGGAACGACAGGAACCAGTGGCCTTTCCCCAGATGCTCCAGATGAGCGCCGCGTGACGAGACAACCTCGTCCAGATCCCCTTTGACGAAATCAACGCGGTCTGCTGCTGTCTCTGCCATCCGTTTGCCTCCTGAATGCGGGCCGCAACTGGCCTCAAAGGTTTGATGAACCTAGCAGGAACTTCATTCCCGCGAAGGCCGAAACCAAAATATCTAGGAGGTTCAAGGAGTTGGATGGTGGGCGTACCAAGGATCGAACTTGGGACCCCTTCGATGTCAACATCGTTCCCCTGCCTGAACCCCGCAGAACTCCGGGAAGTGGGCGCTTCGCAAATGGTCGTTTCCGGCATCATGTTCCGTTTGCGTTCCGATTTCAAGGTTCACCGAACCTACCGGGCACTTCATACTCTACACAGCCAGGCTGTCCGCCAGCTTCCGCAGGTGCGTCGGTGAAAACCGCGCGTAGATCAGCGTAGTCGTCTTGACGTTGTTGTGGCCGAGATATTGAGCGATCTCGTCCATCGAGTGTCCATCCTCGGCCAGCCACACGGCCGCGCTGTGCCGAAGCATGTGCGGCGACACGTCAGGCCGCCCAATTGCTGTCCCCGCCGCCTTCAAACCGCGCTTGATCGACTTCACCTGTGCCCCGGCCCATTCGATTACAAATGGCGTCAGAGCGCCGTTCTTGGCGGTTTCCAAGGCTGCAAACAGGGTATCGTTCATCGGAACTGTCGCCCGGCCCTTTCGTCTCGCTTTGTCGAACGGATTTCGAAGCTGAATCATTCGGCGGTCGAGATCCACGCGATCCCATGTCAGTTGCATCGCGGCTTCGTTGCGCGCTCCGGTCCCAAGCATGAGGCGGACGGCGAGTGCGACGTGTGGCGCCCTTGCGGCGTCGATCAGCGCCTTGGCCTCGTCTCGTGTCAGGTGATCGGTTTTCGGCTCTGGTTTCGCCGGACGCTCGATGGCCGGCACCTTGACGATGAGGTCGTGCTTCCCGGCCCACAGAAGCACCATGCGCAAGTGTCCGAGCTCGGTATGGATCGTGCCATCCTTGATCCCCGCCTTGCGACGCTCGACTGTATGCGCGCGGCAGTCGGCAATCGAGATGGCCTCCCCCTCGATCTCTCCGAACCTGTCTTTCAGAGCTTTCCACGTGTACCCCATGGTGGTCACGACGGCGCGCCCGTCCATATCGAGGCAATAGGCCGCCCATAGGTCCTTTACCTTCGTACCTCGCGGGCGCGTGAGTTCTGCGTATCGAGCCGGGGCGAGGCGGGCCGCCTCTTTTGCATCTGATGTTCCAAGTCGATAACGTCGCCGGATGCCTCCTGCTTCGTCCCATGTGACGCAAAACTCTCCCCGCAATCTTGTGAGCCGCCATTCTGGCATTCGAAAGCCTCCACGTCTTCGGCACGGATGCGCAACAGCTTCCCGCCCAGCCGGAAGGATGGAAGCTCGCCGGACGCTATCATATTGCGCACATGCCTCTCCGAACACTGCCAGCGATCGGCAATCTGCGCGGGGGTGTACACAGTGGGGATAAAGGCCGCCCTACTCACCGCCATCTCCGAGACGGTCAAGCATCGCAGAGTATGCTTCGGCCTCGCGCCGGTCGCATTCGACCATCCACGCCCGCTCATCCTCGGTCAGGTCAGCGAGCGGTTTCAGCCAGCACTTGCGCGGATCGGACACGTAATCGCCGTGGTGGATGTACTTGCCCTCCGCATCGAGGCGACCGCGCCACATACCGGTCGAGCCGGTTTCCGCCACGGCGCATTCGTCGCCGCGCTTGACGCGCAAGCCGCCGCCCTTCCACCAGCCGAGTTCCTGCAATCGATGCCTGGCTGCGATCATCACGCGCAAGGCGTCTTGAGCCGTTGGCATTTCCTGCGCGCGTTTTGCGTCTGCTTCATCGATCGCTTTCCAGATTGCTTCAGCTTCATCCTTGGAGAGCGCTACATGCGTTCCGTCGATCATCGTCTTATGGCCGTGGTAGCCGGTCACCGCCTCCTTGCGCTCAGTCATGGCGGCTGGCCTTCTGATCGCGGTTAAGCGACGTGCCTTTTAGAGGGCCGCGTTCTGTCGCCCATTCATGGCGGCAATCGTTGCATTCGAATGTGGAGCGGCCGAAGAAGTCGGTGCCGGTGCGCGCGAAACCGAGGCACCCGCACATAGGGCAGGATCGCCTATAAGGCCGAACAAGCGTGCTTCGGCTCATTCCCCGCCTCCTTCCTGGAGGGCGCGACGGCCGGCCTCGGTGATGCGGTAGCCCGTGGTGTCCCCCTCGGTAATCCAAGGTCCGATCAGGTTTCTGACGGTTAATGAGTTGAACGTGCTCGCTCTTACCTTGATCGTGAAACGGCCATCGCTCGACCAGATTGAACCGTGCAATTTGTCGTAGGACAGCGATGCACCATTCTTCATCCGCCCAAGCAATTGCCGCTGCGCTTCTGTCAGCTTCATTTCTTCTCTCCCATGGCGCGGATAGCGGAAGCGATGGAGTTAAGCGCGCTCGACTTCCCGGACCATGAATGCCAAACAGCGTCGGTGACATAGCCCGGCTTGCCGTGTTCGCCTTTCCCACTTTCGATCAGGCGATCAAATTCGGCGGCAGCGGCGGCAGCGATACCCGCCGCCCGCTCCAGCGTCGGCCCATGGTTCTCGCTGTCGTGGATGATGCGATTGCCGTGCCATTCCAGTGCGGTAATCAGATCATCGCAGGATAGATCGGTGCCCTGAAGGAAGTGGCGAATTACTTCTCTCGCGTCCATGGCTATTCCTTTCCTGCGAGGGCGGCTTTCAGGATGCCTAAAATCCACGGCGGGCAATTGCAGCCCGGTGCCGGGTCTACGACGCGCGTGATGGCTTCCTCAAGGCGTGTTGCCCGCAGCAGTTGCTTCGTCGCATCCTTGGCCGTTAGACGATGGCCGGCAAGCTGTATGTCCAGTTGGGCGCGGACGGCCCGAAGCTCATCTGTGAGGCGGTCGTTATCATTTTCGATATTGCCGGCTCTTTCGGCTTCGTAGTCGGCCTTAGCCAATGCCTGCGCGATCTTTTCGTCGCGCTCCTGCGTCAGCCGCGCATTGTCAGCCGCGAGGCGGTCGCGCTCGGCTTCGGCGGCTTCGCAACAGCGCTGGGCGTATTCTTTGCTCTCGCGCTGTACGTCGATTTTCGCCCGCGCCTCGGCAAGCTGGCGCTCAAGGTCGGCGATCGCGACGTTCTTCCAATCAGCCATGTCACCGGCCCTCCGTTGCGGATAGCATGCTCATGGCTCCCGCCCTCCATCCAGTATGGAGCGACCGGCCCATTCGTCCAGCCTGTCGAGACGACAACGCATGTCATCCGTGAACCGAGCGACGGTCGCCGGGTCAATTGGCTGATTGTGCCTTTCTGGTAGCGTGAGCGTGTCAGCGGCCCATCCTGCGGCATTCTTCGCGATAAACGCGCAATGCATGGAAAACTGTGCTTCTGTCAGCTTCATCCTACCGCCCTCCCGTAGCCGTAGGAGCGGCGGGGAGACGGTCGAGCCGTTCGATTTCACCAATAATCAGCCCGCCCGCCTTGACGAGATCGCGGCGACGGTTGGTCGGTTTGAACCATGACCGATTAAACGGCCAGTATTCCTTCATCACGGCGGCGAGATAATCGGTCAAGCCGTAGCCGTCACGAGCGTTCCGGTAGTCGGTCGCATCGGCACCGGCAATCAAAGCGTATAGACCGGCTGCGCGAGCTAACTCGCCCTTGTCGTGCATGTCGTCGTGTTCCGGCGTCCAGCCTTCGACTTCGATCTGGCGTTTGCGCTCCGCCAACACATCGTCAACCGCTTTGGTCCGCCACCCGTCAGCCGTAGCAGGGGCGATGGAGAGGGCGGCAATAAGCCAATCAGGGCGAACAAATGGCGCGTCAGCGTCGTATTCACTCTCATAAAGCGCGACCATGCGTTCCAGCGCCTCCACCACCCGCTCATCGGCGGGATGGGGTTGGGGGAGGGCGGACGGGTCGACAAACTTGCCAACTTCGGCAAGCGCTACCTTCTCCCATGCGGCTTCGGCCAAGCGCTTCGCTGTGGCCTCGTTGCCAACCATCATCACGCCAGATGACGCGGTGTGGTAATATGCGGAGCCTTCGCTGTCGGTGCCGTACGCAAACCGGCCAAGCGGCGTTTCGGCCTTGAAAAGACGATACGGCCCCATTCCGGCTATGCCGTGGTCTTCTTCCCAGATCAGCGGCTTCACCGCCACCGCCTGCCCGCTAGGGGCTGGATGGGTATAGAGGGGGCGAACCTCGTATCCATCAGACTTGGCGGCTTCTGCCTCGTCTTTGTCAAACTCAACCACTCGGCTTTCGGCTTCTTCGATCAGGTATGCCACCGCCTGCCCGTCTGCGCCTATGGCGGCGGTGAGGGCTGTGCGAGCCTTGACGAGTTCGGCCTTTGAGCGGTTGTACGTGGCGCTGGATGCGTCCTCGAAATCGAGCACAGCTTGCTCAAGGTCCGCGATTAGTTCCATCACCTGCGCCGGATTGGCGGGCGCTACCTGTGAGGGGGAGGCGCGGCGGTTCCAGACTTCGATAATGCTTTCGTCAAAAGTGTCGTTGGAGAAATCGCCCATCGGGCATTCGGTAGGCGCGGCATGGATGATCGCATCTCTGTCACCTTCGGAAGGCCAAAGCGCGCCACGGAGCATCATAGCCTTGCCACAGAACGGGCAGGGCAAAAGCTTCTCGCTCACAGAACTTCTCCTGTCGATGGATTGAAATCGGGTTTGCGAGCCTCGAATGTCTTTCGGACACCCCAAGCCTCTTGAAGGATGACCATCGCCTGGTCGTCGTCGCCGGAATTGGCATGGAGAGCCAAGGCGATGCGAAGCGGGTCCAGCCCATAGCGCGCCCAAAAGATGCGCTCGGACATGGAATGCTGCTCGTCATGGATGCGACGACAAAGCGGGACAACCCATCGGTCATCGGGCTTTTCAGCCTTGCCGACTTCTCGCTTGCCGTAGACGCGATCAGCGTAGCGGATATGTGCCGGATCGACCGGGCGCTCGCCTGTGACGACGCAAGGAAGCGTCCTGATCCAGGCAAGGTGATCCCGATCCTCGGAGCGGGCGCGCTTCTTCTGCTTGCCGACGGGGGCGTTTGAGAATGCGGTTTCGGGGCGAAGGATACGGAGCGCCATCACCGCACCCTCCGACCGGCTTTGACACGAAACTTGAAGCCGGTTTCCTTGATGAGGGCACGGTGAATGGCGTTTGCCAGCGGCGAGCGCCTTACCGGCAAGGAGCGGATATGCGCTTTGACTTCGCAGGAGCGGGCTATGTGGGAGGATGCGGTTCTCATGCTGCCCTCGACGTATCGCCGCGCTCGACGCCGAGAAGGTCATCAAGCTGATCGAGGACGGCTTGCTTGGATTCCTGAAACTGCTTGGCGCCCATCGCGCGCATGTTCTGGCTCTGCGCGGTGAAAACGCGCACCACGGCCTCGCGAACGTCGACGATGGCATATTCGTCAATCGGTCGGACGAAGGACGCCACACGCTGTGCCTCTGCCTTGGAGGCGCAGACAATCGATCGCTCGTCGGCGTAGCCGGCCCGGATCAGCAGTTTCTTGCGCAAATGCTCGGCAGTCGGGAACTGATCCCGCATCGCATCCGGCAGGTTGTCGAAACCGTTCTGGATCGAGGCGAAGAAATGGTTATGGCTGGCTTGGCTGCGCTCTTCGTGCGTCACTAGCCGGTAGACTTCGCCGACGACATACGACTTGTCCGCGCGCTGGCCCCAATAGGGCGTGGCAGGCTGGAACTCGCCTTCGCCTTCGTAGCGGAATAGGAGTGGAATGGTCGCCATGGCCGTCACCCCGCCGCCATGAGGCGTACCGCTTCCGGCACGTCGGCATTGTCAGGCTCGTACTTGGCCTTGAGCCGCCGGACGGTTTCCCGAAGCTCGATCAGGAAGTCGGTCACGTCCTTTTCGAGCGCTGCAATGACTTCCTCATCGCGGTGCAGCCGCTTGATGAAGATCAAGCCCCAGCCAGGCATACGCGGGTCATAACTGACGAAATCGACCCATTGCCGGCCGGTGCAAGCCATTTGCCAATGGCACTGCGGTAGATATTCCTCCGGGATTTTCTCGGTCAGCAGCGTGTCGGCGTGGTTCTTGGTGTCGGGACATTTGATTTCCAGCAGCCCATCATCGCCGACGAAACTGTCAGGCGAAGCGCCGGCCTCGGCAATCGACGGGTGCAGAACGAAACCGGCTTCCGTCACGGTCGCGTTGGTGAAGAACGCATAGTGCTTACGCGCTTCCGGCTCGGTGTCCGTGCCGTGGCGCATGGCTGCGCTCTTGTACCCGGTCGCGACAATCCCGGTCAGCCGTTCGGCGAGAAGCTGGCCCATGTAATTGGTGCGCTTCGCGCCGGCTGCGCCGCTTTTGAGACGGTCGGTCAGGTCGGCCATGCGGGACGCAGTTACAAACCCGCGTCTGGCCTCGAACCATTCAGGCGAACCTTGGACGATCACTTGCCCATCCTCCGCTTTTTGGCCGCGAAGGAATCCTCGACACGCTTCATTTGGCTGGATGGGATAGCCTCGACGCTATCGGCCTCCAGCCAAGTCAGGAACGCCGTCTCGTCGGTATCCGTCTCCTTGATGAGCGATCTGATCGCGGCGACCTGTTCGGCGCTGATCGGGCCATCATCCTCGGTGTGATCGGCCTTCGCGCCATCGTCGTCAGTCGCCGCCGCCAGCCCGAGTGCCGCCTTAAGCGTGTACCGCTGCAAATAGGTGATCGTGCTGCCGATAGCCTGGATGCTGTTCTTCTTGCCGCTGTTGTCGGCGCCGGCTACCAGCGTGTTTTCTTCCGAGTGGCCGGCACGGTGCGACACGATACAGGTCACCGATACTGGCTGATTGAGTTCCGACGTGGTACGGAAGCGATAGGACAGGCCGTGCTTGGCAAGGATCGGCGCCACGACGCGGGCAATCTCGCCAAGGTCTTCGTGCTGGTAGCTGGTTTCGCCACCGCCATCCTTATGCGCATAGCCGACGCGGCGGTTCTTGGTGATCGTCGGGATTTCCGCCTTAGCCGCTGCCATGGCTTCGTCAAAAGCCTTACGCCCCTGATTGGCTTCCCATCGCTCTTGCAGCGCCAGAAGCTTCTCCAGCGTGGACGGATCGGCACCCGTCACCAAGGCGCGGTCGATCATGTCCATGGGCGTCACGGCCACGGACGGGGCCGGCACGACAGTCTGCCGCTCGGCAGGCTCATGCTCGACGGTGAGTGCGGTTGCTGCGGAGGTCATGCCGGCAAATCCTTCTTCGTGAGGTCGAGGTACAGCCCGCGCAGATAGGCGCGAACTTCCGGGTGGATCGCTTCTTTCAGGAGCGTTTCGATTGCGGCCAGCACGTCCCGCCGCTCTATGGAGAGGGAGGCGATCATCCGAGCATCTGCCCAGGTATCGCGCACCCGATAAGGATGGATGCACAGATGATGGCGCATAGGCACCAAGGGCGGTCGGCAGCGAAGTTCCAGAAGGCGTCAGACATTGCGAATTTCCTTAGTTGCTAACCGGGGCCGATGCGGTGGCCCCGGCGAAGTCAATGGCGCTCGCCATACTCAGGCCAGGCATCCAAGCGGCGGCGGTTTGGCCGAACTGCCCATCTGATCCCGCATCGCGCTTTGGTCGGTGGGCAGACCGAAAGCTGGGTGACTGGTGGGCGGCGCTCGGATGCGAAGCCAAATGAGGACGAGAAGCATCACGCCTGCTCCTTGGTCTGGTGGCTGGCGAGGGCGGCGAGCCGCTTGCGGTTCTCGCGGTTGAGCTTGGCGCTAAATCGGGCCTGCCGGACCTGTTCCGTGGTGATCTCGTCAAGCTGATCGTCGGTGAGGAAGTTCTCGGCTCCGAAGCGGTAGACAGCTTCTGAAATTGCCGTTTCCAGCGCCCGGTAGCCGAACGACTTGATGAACTCGATCTTGCGTTCGCGAGTGGATGGGCGGACCATTATGCTGCCCTCCGCGTGTCGCGCTTCCAGACGCGCTGTCCGAACCGACGGAAATACCGCGCGACCAGAACGCGCTCCGCTGCCATGCGGTGCAGGCCCAAATCCCGGCGGGCCGAGAAGCGAAGAACCGGATCGGCGGCAAGTTTGCGCTGGAACGTGACGATGGCCTTGTAGTGCCGGATCGCTTCGTCCATCGACAGAAGCGGTTGCGGGCGGAACAGGTTCAGGTAGCCCCATAGGGTGACTTGGTTGGCCTTGAACTGGTCCACGAGGCGCTTGCGCTCGAAATGGTGCTGGCGGGCTTCGCGGATGCCGTACTGGCGGATATCCTCGAAAGCCTTGAGCATGGCCGGGCTGTGTGTCGCAGTCACCGTATCGGGCTTGGTGCGGAGCATGGGGTCAGGCCTCCGCCATTGCTTCGAGAGCAGCCGGCGTCAGTTCGCCGAACACCGCTTCGCAAAATCCGGTAGGATGCGTCTCGCCGGTCAGCTTGACGATGCCGGCCTTTTCGAGGGCTTCGGGGACGCCTTCGTTCTCGGACCAGCCCTTGAGCCAGACGCCGTTGCGGGAGCGTGCCGGCGGGGCGCTCTCAAGAGCAACGGTCGCCGTCGCTTCCGGCTCGCCGTCCTCGGAAAAGACCCGTATGGCGGTTTCGCCGTTGTAGGGATACTTGCTGAACTCGACGTAGCCGGCACCCATGAACTTCGCCGGGCCGACTTTCAGTTTCTCTACCATTCTTCCATCTCCCTTCCCCGCTGCCGGGGTGTGTCTCTGTCGAGGGGCTGGCCGGGTTGGCTCAATCGCCGTTCGACAAGGGAGAGAATACAAGCAAACTAGTATCACTGTCAACAAGGAAACTAGTGAAAATTATTCAGGCAACAAAAAGCCGCCCGAAGGCGGCCGGTTGCGAGTGCTGGTTATTCTTGTCCGGGCGCCTGCTGCTGGGCTATCTTCTGGATCGCCCAGAAATCACACCGGCCGTCATCGTCAATCGGGACGGTAAAAGGCCCTTGCTTGCCGATCCACCATTCGGCTGTGTTCAACTCACCCTTGCCTTCGAGAGGCTTGCAGCCCCAGCGACGAAGCTTGGCTTCCCATTCCTTCCGCGAAAGAGTTGGCTCGCGGATCACTGGTCAGTGGCAGGTCGCGACGTACTCTTTCGGGCCGGGAGTGAATGCCGGCGGCACCATCCCCTCGTCTTCAAGAGCTTCCCGGATGCCGGGGAGGGGGCGCACCTCGATGCGGCGGCCAAACCGGTGCGACAGGATTGTCTTTAGCGCGTTGGTCACGTCAGTAAGGACGGCGTCAACGTCCGAATGTGAAAGCACCATGCCAGGAACGTCCTCGCTCCAAGCTCGCAGACCACCGCCTGGCCGCTCTTCAAAGCAAACCGTGATTTTGTAGGATCGGTCTTTCGTCATTTTGTTGCTCACTGCACGAAACCCTCTCCGTACAGTCCCCCACCGTCAACGACTTATATGCGCATTAGGTTTCCAATGTGTCAAATCACAGTTTCGCAATGCAGCATTGCGCGAAGCTGGTGCTCTACGCATTCCCCTCCGGCTCTACGTCCTCAAGCTCGATCTCCTGGCGGATGCCGACGAGGGTGCGCAGCGTCTCGATCACGCTGGCGGCCTCGGCGATCATCGCCGCCATTTCCTTTTTCGTGAACAGTTCCGGGTGAGCGGCCATGTAAGCCAATTCGTCGGCTATGTTGGGCTTGTCGGTCATCTCGGCATCATGCTCCTGACGCGGGCCGCCCAGACCACTTCGGCATCGAGGATCGGCGCTTCGGTATTGGAAAGCAGATGGAAGAGGCCGGCAGTCTTGGACCTCTGGATTTTCTTCACCAGCACGCGCTCATCGACCAAGCCCACGACGCAAAGTCGTCCAATCATATCGTGGGTGACGGGCGACCGAACCTCGTCATAGTAGACCAGCCAATGCTCAAAGAGGGCACCAAGGCTTTCTCCCCGGATTTCAACTGCCACCGTGTCCGGCGTGGCGTTATCCGGGGCGGGGACCGTGCCAAGGTCGGCATGGTCGTAATAATGCGCTGTCGCACCGGCGCCGACATAGCCGATCAACGGGACTTCTTCGAGGCTCCCCACCGCGTGCTCGACGTAGTTCGGGTCAATCTGCGAGACATTTGCGCCGAGCGCGCGGGCTATATCGGGCAGCTTCGTGGTCGCCACGTTCACGCCATTCTCAAGCTGCGAAATGAGTTGCTGGCTCACGCCAGCTTCCTTCGCCAGCCCGGTTTGAGACAAGCGCGCCGCCTTGCGAAGCTTCAACAGATTCTCGGCAATCCCCATGCCCGCAACCCTACCAGCGGGCTAGTAATTCGCTACACAAGTTTCCTAGTTGACGGCTTCGGCCAAATCTACTAGTTTGCTTGTATGCAGGCATTTCGCAAACACATTGAGCGCGCGGTCCAGATCAAGGGATCGCAGGAGAAGCTGGCGGAAGCGGCGGGCTGCTCGCAGCAGGCCATTTCGTTTCTCCTCAAGGAAGCCAAGTCGATCACGCCAGAAATGGCGCTCGCCATTGACCGGGCCACGAACGGCGAAGTGTCGAAGTTTGCGCTTCGCCCCGATCTCGCAGCCCTGTTCGCCCCCACCTCTCCCAAAGAGGGAGAAGCGGCGGCATGAGCGCGGACACCATCGTCAAATCCTTCATCGACCGCGTTCTCCGCCTCAAGGAAGAACAGGACGCGCTCGCCGCCGACATTCGCGAGGTCTATGCCGAGGCGAAGGGCAACGGCTACGACAAGACCGCCATGGGTGCGGTCGTCGCTCACCTGCGCAAGATCGAGAAGCATGGCGCCGACGCTCTGGAAGAACGCGATGCTGCGTTCGGCCTGTATCTCGACGCCTATGAGCGGGCGTCCTCGCACACGCCTGCACCTGCGCGTGTACGAGAAATCATTGAAGAATTTGACGCCGAAACCGGCGAAATCACCGAACACGAACAGCCTTCGTCGCAGGACGCGGACGTTGTTAACCCGCAGTCCAGAGCCAAACCAGTGCCCGCCGAGAGCCTGGGCGACGAAATCTCGGCACCCATCACCAATCCGCAACCGTCCACCCTCTCCGGTGCGGATAAGCCCGAGGCAGTTCGCCCCCCGCCTGTCTCGGGCGCCCTTTCTGATGACGATGTGCCGGCCTTCTTGAAGCGCGATCACGCGCCGAAGCCGGCTGGCGACAAGCCCAACTGCCTCAAGCTGAAAGACGGTCATTGCAGGATCGGCTTTGCCACGTCGGCTCTGTGCGCTGACTGCAATGCGGCTCGCTCAAAGGCGAGGGCGGGCGCATGAGCATCGTCATCCACATACTCGCTTACTGGCTTCTGGCATCGATCATCTTCGGTGCTGTCTGGGCCTTCGTAGGCTACCGCTGGACCTGCATCTATGGGGCGAGCGAGTGACCGCCTCATCCACCATAGCGGCGGACCTGACGCGGGCCGGCAAATGCGAGGATCACCGCCGGCCCGCAAGCGACGGTATCAGGGACCGTTCCGCCGCGTTTGAAATCACTTATCCAGCGGACGTTGCTCGCACAGCCCCGAGAATTGCCGGCTATCGTACCTCCGCTGGGTGGCGGGCAGGCGATAGGCAATGTCGTCTGTCCCTCATGGGCGACCCGGTGCGTACTCTGGAAACCAACCTGCCCGCATCCATTTCTCATCTGCGCGTCACTCCCCGCGCGGATGGCGTCGGAGGCTTGACCGACCTCCTCCCCGGCATGGGCCTTCGACGCCGCAAATTCTCCGGGCCTCTCGCCCGGTGGTCTTTTCCGCTGCGCATCCAGCCTGCGAAGCAATCGCGCTGCGGCCTGTCCAATCGTCTCCGGTCCTTTTCGTCTGCGGTTTTCCATGACCGCAACGAAACCATAGGACCGAGAGCATGTCGTACCCAAACGAAGGGAATCCGAAACCCATGAGCGCCGCTGTAGCGAGTGATTACGTGCGCCAGATGATCCACCGCGAGGCGCGTGGACCGGGTGACTACGAGAACGCAATGACGAGGCTGGAGGCCAAGTATGGCATCGGCTTCTGGACCCTCGATCATCTGCGCAAGCAAAAAGCCAAGACGTGTGAAGTCTCAACGTTTGCCCGCATCCGCGCAGCATTTGCGGATCATTGCGGCCGGCAAGCGGCGCGTCTCCTTGAAGAAGCTAAGACGGCCCATGCCGTGGAGCCCAGCGACGATGTGGCAGCTATTCAAACTGAAATTGAAGCTCTGGTGGCTCGCTTGGCGGCTGCGAAGGGCAAAGCGCGGGAGGAATTGAAATGAGCCTGGCAGAACTGATCCCGTTTCGTGGCCGCAAGCCCGACGCCTTCACCGCCGATCTTGAAGCGGCGACCGAACTGGCCGGCGACCTCGAAACCGAAGTGCATGGCGCTCTCGTTATCGAGTTCCCGCCTCTGACCCCTATCCAGCTCGAATTGCAGGAGATCGGCAACAAGCGGTCCAGGCTAATGCGCCAGATCGAAGATGACGAGATCGAGATATCCGGCCACGAGGTCGAGATCGGCCGCCTCAGGGTGCTGAACAGCGAACGCCGGTCGATCCTGTCGGGCCTCGATCAGCATGAGAAGGTGATTTCGTTCGGCAACCAGACTTCGAAGCCCGCCACCCCCGCAAAGCGGAAGGGGAGGGGATGATGCAGACCGTCGCCGCCCTCTATGTCGAAACAGACGGGGCCTACTTCGGCCTGCCTGGCGTCGATCCATGGGACGAGTCGCGAGACGCGCGGAACTATGCCGGTCCGCATCCTGTTGTCGCGCATCCGCCCTGTCAGCGATGGGGCAAGCTGTGGGCCGGCCAGCCTCTCTGGATCAAACGTACCGGCGAGCGGAAGATCAAGGGAGACGACGGCGGTTGCTTTGCCGCTGCTCTGGCCTCTGTCCGGTTGCATGGCGGCGTTCTGGAGCATCCATGGGGCAGTCATGCCTGGGCGCATTTCGGGCTGAATAAACCGCCGCGTGAAGGCGGATGGGTCGTAGCCGATTTTCATGGCGGCTGGACATGCTGTGTTGAGCAAGGCCGGTACGGCCACTATGCCCGTAAGCCGACGCTTCTGTTGGCCTATGGCTGCGAGCTGCCGGAATTGGATTGGGGTGTAGGCGAGCCGCGGCTCGACCCGGCCGTCATCGAACGCATGGGGCTGGAGCGCGCCAAGCGCCTTGGCGAGGTCGGCGGCCGAGGCGGCGGACAGAACAGCACGGCACGAATCCACACGCCTGCACCATTCCGCGAGCGTCTGCTTTCCATGGCCCGATCCGTCTCTCTCGAAAGCAGGGAGGCCGCCTGATGCAGCACGACTTCGCTGACGAGTTGCGCGGTCCCAATCCCCGCGACCGCTTCCCCTGGTTCTTCGCTGCAATTCTCGCTGCTGCTGTGATCTGCGCAGCTTTTGGATGGAGGTGGGTGTGAACTCGCTTCCAGACTATCAGTCATTCTTGTCGACAAAGCGGATCATTGATCCTGATACCGGTATCGCTGGCGAAGTCGATCTTCCGGGCGTGATGATGCCACACCAACGCGATATCACGCGTTGGGCGCTTCGCCGGGGCAGGGCGGCAATCTTCGCCGGAACTGGTCTCGGCAAGACGCTGATGGAATTGACGTGGGCGGATCGTGTTGCCGCTCATACCGGCAGGCCGGTCTTGATCTTCGCGCCGCTCGCGGTGTCGCAGCAGCATATCCGAGAGGCGGTCAAGTTCGGGCTATCGGCGCGCATCGTTCGGGACCAACCCGAAGTCGGCCCCGGCGTCAACGTCACGAATTACCAGAAGATCGAGCATTTCGATCTGCCCGCGTTCGGCGGCGTCTGCCTCGATGAAAGCAGCATCCTGAAATCGACTGACGGCAAATACCGCACGAAGCTGATTTCCGAATGTTCGCAGGTTCCCTTCCGGCTGGCAGCTACGGCAACGCCTGCGCCAAATGACTTCATGGAACTTGGCAACCATGCCGAGTTTTTGGGCGTCATGTCCTACACGGATATGCTCGCCACGTTCTTCGTCCATGACGGGGGCGACACGCAGAAATGGCGGTTGAAAGGCCACGCAGAGAATGAATTCTGGAAGTGGATGGCTTCATGGGCCGTCATGCTTCGCCAGCCTTCCGATCTTGGCTATCCGAACGATGGCTATGATCTGCCCCCGCTTCATCAGAAATCGCACACAGTAGCGGTCGAGTACGAGCCGTCGCTCGATACTGGCCTGCTATTTCCGATGGAAGCGCACACCATGCAGGAACGCATCGCGGCTCGCCGGGATAGCATCGAGGAACGTGTTGCGCTCGCGGCTTCCATCACGCCGGATGATCGGCCTTTCGTCTGGTGGTGCAATCTCAATTCGGAAGCTGATGCGCTCGCGAAGGCTATCCCCGGCGCGATCAATCTTAGCGGCTCTGACAAGGATGAGGACAAGGAGCGTAAGATTGCCGATTTCCTTGACGGTCGAGCGAGGGTGTTGGTCTCCAAACCTTCGATTTGCGGGTTCGGGCTTAACTTTCAGCATTGCGCCGACACCGGCTTCGTCGGCCTGAATGACAGCTTCGAGCAAATCTATCAGGCAATCCGCCGATTCTGGCGGTTCGGGCAGTCGAAGCCCGTCAACGTCCACTTCATCGCATCGGAAATGGAAGGGGCCGTTGTCGCCAATCTCCGGCGCAAGGAATCCGACGCCGATCATATGGCGGAACAGATGGTCGCTCATATGGCGGACCTGACGAGCGAACTCGTGCGCGGCAACGCACGGGTCCGCTCTGACTACGCCCCATCGATCCCGATGACCCTACCAAGCTGGCTAAAGCAGGAGGAAGCAGCGTGAACGTGAACGCAGCTAAGCAGATCGTTACGGATGACTACGCCATTTTTCAAGGCGATTGCTGCGAACTCATTCGCGGCCTGCCGGACAACAGTGTGCATTTCGGCATCCATTCCCCTCCGTTCATCGGCCTCTACAAGTTCAGCAATTCGGAACGGGATATCTCCAATTCCGAAGGCGACACGTTCTGGCAGCATTATGGGTTTTTGATCCGTGAACTCCATCGCGTAACAAGGCCTGGCCGGCTTCATTCTGTCCATTGCATGCAGCTTCCGACGAGCAAGACTCGTCATGGCTTCATCGGCATGCAGGATTTTCGCGGTGACGTGATCCGCGCTTATCAGGATGCGGGATGGATCTTCCACAGCGAGGTTTGCATCTGGAAAGACCCGGTTATCGCGCAGCAGCGCACGAAGTCGATCCGGCTCCTTCACAAACAAATCCTCAAGGACAGCACAATCTCCGGCATGGGACTGGCGGACTACATCGTGAGCTTCCGCAAGCCGGGCGATAATGAGGATGCGGTTTCGGGCGGCTTCGATATCTGGGCCGGCGATGACAGCCTCGACGTGTCGCGCGAAGCCTACGACCGTCACCGGATGATTACGGAGTCCGAAGGCCGCAAGGCATGGCCCTTCGAGACTTGGCGATCGATCCTGATCTGGCAGCGATACGCATCGCCGGTCTGGTCCGACATTGATCAGACCCGCACCCTGCAAAACAGGAAGTGGAACCCCGTCGCGCAGGACGAGCGAGACGAGAAGGATGAGCAGCACATTTCGCCGCTGCAACTCGACGTGATCGAGCGGTGCTGCCAGTTATGGAGCCTTCCCGGCGAAACCGTTCTGACGCCATTCCTCGGCATCGGCAGCGAGGTCTATGTCGCCGCGCAGATGGGTCGGAGGGGCGTCGGTTTCGAACTCAAGGATACCTACTTCGATCAGGCAGCGCGAAATCTCGCAGCGATGGAAAAGCGCAAGCCCGACGACCTGCTTTCTGTTTGCGAGGCCGCATGACCTCCACACAAGCAAGGGGGCTGGTGCGGATCGAACTGGCGGACATGCCTCCGTCAGCGAACGGGATGCGCTCGCACTTCATTGACGGCGGCAAGGTCCGATCCGTCAAGAGCAAGGCCTATGCCGAGTGGAAGAAGGCTGCGGCATGGGAAATCGCCGCCGCTCGCCCCGGCAGCATATCCGGCCCGTATCGCCTTTCCATCGCCGTACAGCGCGATTGGCGCACCAAGCGGGCAAGAGACATCGACAACCTCATAAAGCCGGTGAGTGATGCTCTGGTTGCCGCCGGCGTTGTCCCCGACGATAGCCTGGCGGAAAGCGTCAGCGCGAAGTGGGCCGACAATCTCGGCGGCCCGGCAGTCGTCGTCCTGATCTGCGCTGCGGAACAGGAGATGGCTGCTTGAAGCTTTCCGCCATCCTTGAGCCGATGATTGCAGCCGGCGTCCCCGGCGACGTGATCCTTGCGACCGTAAAGGCGTTCGAGGAACAGCAATCGGATGCTCTTGAGCGTCGACGTGCCAATGATCGTGAGCGTCAAGAACGTCGACGTCACGTGAAGTCACGTGAAGTCACTGTGACAGTTTCCTCACATGACGCGAGCGTGGCGCGCGGAGAAGATAATCTCCAAACTAAGGATACATCTGGAAAGGAAGAAAAGAAGGTTGCCTCGCCTTCGGCTCGCCCTTCCCGTGGGTCGCGCATCCCGGACGATTTCCAGCCTGACATCGACGCTGCCGTTTCCGAGGGGGTTCCTCGCATCGAGGCCGAACGGCAGGCTCGCAGTTTCTGCGACTATTGGCGCGCAAAGCCGGGTGCTGGCGGCCTGAAACTCGATTGGCCGGCGACTTGGCGCGTCTGGTACCGCCGCAACATTTCGCCTCCTCCCAAGCCTCAAGCCACCGCGCCGCCAAGCCACATGGCGGAAGTGAACAGCATCCTCGACCGCATCGTCCAAGGCGAAAGCAATGCACCACAGCACGGAAATCAAACCATCGACGGCAGCTACGCACGAACAGATCGGGGCGGCGCTGCAAATCTTGTTCAATTCGATGCCGTTGCCACGCGGTACCGATCCTGAGAAGGCGGTTTTCGGCTACATGCAGGCGCTTCAAGGGTTGCCTGTCGAGGCCATCGCGCACGGTATTCGCCGGTTTCTTCGCGGCGAGTGCAAAGACATCAGCAACAAGTTCTGCCCGCACCCCCCGGAACTTGCCGCAATCGTTCGCGGCGCCATCGAACCCGAGCCGAAGTTCCACGTCGAGGGGCGACTGTACGGTTACCACCCGCCTCGTTCGAAGGTGGTTGAGCGGAAGTGCACGAAGGACTGGGCACGTCAGCTTGTCCATCAGGGAATTCACCCTCGCGGCTCGATCTGGTGTCCGGGAGAGATCACCGGGAAGCCGGAAATTGGCGATCTGTTCGGCCCCGATCCCTGGTGGCGCAATGCCGTTCCTCTCATCGGAGATCGAGCATGACGCTCCTGAAAGCCGCCGCCGTACTGGTTCTATGGCGTTCCAACCGCTTCGATACGTTCGACATTGCATCGGCTCTGCACGTCCCTGAACCGGACGTTTGCAAGGTGATCCACGCCGCGAACGAACGCGAGCGCGGTCCCAACCTGCATGTTGTGAGGGAATTGGCATGAACTGGAATCTCGATGAAGCGAAAGCCATGAAAGCGCGCGGCCTGGGCTTCGCGGAAATCGGAAGCGCGTTTGGCATCAGCTACTACATGGCGCGGGCAAGACTGGACCCCGTATGGCTGGAAAAGCGCAAGGCGCAGATCAATGCCAGTCGGGAGACGACGCATTCCCTCGGCAAGCGCGATCACGTCCGGCACGTCGATCCGACGCCCGAGCCGATCAAGGTGGATGAGCCCGACACCGGCCCGTACGTGACCTCATCCGGCATTAAGTTCTACCGCCAATGGGTGCCGAACCGAACGGCGCTTGGCAGCGCTCCGATGACGGCGAAGGGCGAGGGCGGATATGTGTCGCTGCCGTTCCTCTCCATCCAGCGGGAGGGGTGAGGATGAGCGACCTTTCGGCTGGCATCACATTCGAGGCTTGGCCTGACGGCGGCAGAAATCGCGTTGGCGGGCAGATGGTCGGGACACATGGCGGGGTCCGCGCCACGCATGAACCTACCGGCATCGTGGCAATCGTCAATATCGGCCGGTCCCAGCATACGAACAAGATGATCGCGGAAGACATGATCCTGACCGCTATCACGCACCCGAAATTTCGCTGACACGAGGACACGAGGACATGGCGAAGGCGGAAGGCAACTGGTACGCGGTGCGGACGATGCCGGGGTTCCAGGCTCCGCACCGTGAGCGTTGGCCGGAACCGAGCGAGTCGGCTCTCAAAGGGCAGACGCGGGGAAGGGGCTACACCATCGCCTCGGCGCTCACCCCGGATCGTTCGAAGATCGAGGCAAATCTCGATATCGCCGGCTTCGTCCATTACATGCCGGCCGAATACATGGCGGTGCGGAACCGGAAGAAATCCGGCCTTTATGAGCTTCGCCGCTTCGCCCTGCTCAAGGGCTATATTTTTGTCGAGTTGTCGGATTGGGACTGGCTGCGCCTCTATGAGGTCGTCGGCGTCCGTGGTGTGGTCGACAATTGCGGCCAGCCGTTCGCCATCAGCGCCTTGGACCTGTTCCGTCTGCGCATGTACGAGCAGAACAGCCGGGCGGTGGCGCAAGCCAAGGCCGACAGTCTTTCCAAAGCCGGCGAGCGCCTTGAGCGAGAGAAGCGCAAAGGCATCATCAAGGGCGCGAAGAAGAAGTTGTTCCCCGGAAGGGAGGTGCGGCTGATCTGGGGCGACAAGGCCGGCCACGAGGCGACGGTGCAGGGATGGGACGATCAGGATCAGGTGAAAGTGCTGCTCGATAGCCTTGAGGCGGCGACAGAAACGATCACTGTACCATTTGAGTTCCTCAAGGCCGCATCTTGACAGTAAGCGCACAGCGCTTAAACTCTGCGGCGCGATACGGGTGATCGGGGCCATAGGCCCGGCCTGATGCTGGGAATCGCAACCAGCGGAAGGCGAAGCTGTGTCGCGGTGAGGGGCTGCTTCGGCGGCCTTTCTGATTCTTGTCGGTGTGGAGCAGTCCGGTAGCTCGCTTGGCTCATAACCAAGAGGACGCGGGTTCAAATCCCGCCACCGCAACCAGTTTCCGCGAGAGCGGATCGAGTTGGACAGGATCGCGGACAGAGGGATTGCAACCCGGCCCGCCGTTGCTCCTTCCCGGTAGGCGACACGGATAATCGCAAACCTGAGCCACGCCGGAACGCCCATTCAATTCGCCGTCCATGACGGCAACAGATGCGAGGCGAAGCCAGGGCGGCCAGCGCGACCGGTTCTAGAGCCGATACGTATTGGGGCTTTCGGACGACACTGGACTCCGAATGATAGCTCGACCGCCTCGCATCCCCAGCCATAGAGGCAAAAGAAAAGCCCCCGCCGTAGCGAGGGCCTTATTTGGTGGCATCTAGGCCGTGTTAACCAGCACCGGAGCACCGGCAACTACAGATGACCGTATCCCAGCAAGTGCAGTTCAGAAAACGCGCCGAGGCCGTAGCCTCAGAGCGGAGAGATTGAACCATAAGGCTGCATGCGATGCAAGAGGGCGCGGCAGGCGAGGGCGACGGTGATGTCAGCGCCGTTCTTCTTGTAGAAGACGATGCGGTCCGTCGACTTCCCGAGCCGCCGTCCGGCATCGGCATCCGACCTTGTCAGTCCGGCGGCCTTCATCTCGTCCAGCCAGAGGCAGAATTGCTCGGCGGTCACAGGCCCATCTCCTGATTGATCTTGTGGCGGCAGCGCTGACGCTTCTTGGCTGGGAAGCTGTCATAGTCAGGCCAGCGTGCGAGAATGGCGGAGCGCTGTGTGTCCCGGCGAACTTCTGCGATCAGGGCGCTTTCGGCGGCAATGACGGCCAGTTCAGCGTTCAGCACGGCGGCGGCTTCGTTCTGGCGGCGCTCGATAGCCTCACGAGCCTTGATGGAACGGGAAAGATCAAGACCGGTGGCCTTGGCGCAGGACCGGAGCGCCTGGAGCATCGAAACACCCTGCGGGTCAACGGAAACGTCTTCGTTGCAGTAGCACTCGCCATGATCGGCAAAGCGGGCCTTGAAGGAACCTTCGACGGTTACATAGACCGTCCCGGTCTGCGCCTTGGAGAACGAGACGGAACCGCCTGCCTTCTCGATGAGGGCGATGAACTGTTCGGCCTGCTTTTCGTGAGTGCGCATGTCTCGTCTCCGTTCGATGAGATGAGTATACGCATTTCGCGGACGTTTGCAAGCCTTAAAATTCAAGAAACGCGGATGATTTCCGCGTCTGGTATTCAAATTTCGCGGAGAGTCCGATGGCTGAGCGCGGAAGGGCGGCGGACGATCCGCTGAGAACAGCAGAGTAACAACATGGTAGGCAAGCCTTTTGAAAAGGGCCGCTCTGGAAATCCGGGCGGTCGGCCAAAGCTTGACGCCCGCGTTCGCGAACTTGCTCAAGCGCAGACCGAGAATGCCATCGCCACGCTTGTTCGCGTGATGGAGAACGGCAAGACGCCGGCAGCCGCTCGCGTGTCTGCTGCGACTGCCATTCTTGATCGTGGTTGGGGCAAGCCTGTCCAGCCGGTGGCCGGCGAAGGCGAGGACGGCGCGATTAACCTCGTTCACAAGATAGAGCGCATCATTGTCCGGGCTGCGGATCGAGACGGCTGAGGTCTTCCTGCCTCTGCTGGAGCCTGCGCGCGACAAGGGGGCGTGGGGCGGACGCGGTTCAGGGAAGTCTCATTTCTTTGCAGGCTTGATGGTGGAAGACGCCTTGCGCTTCCCGGGGGAGGCGGGTGAGGGACTTCGTGGCATCTGCGCTCGTGAAATCCAGAAGTCGCTCAAGGATTCAGCCAAGCACCTGATCGAAAGCAAGCTGGCTGAGTTCGAGATAGGCGAGGCGGACGGCTTCAAAGTCTACAACGACAGGATCGCCACGCCGGGTGATGGCATCCTGATCTTCCAAGGCCTTCAGGATCACACGGCGGATTCGATCAAGTCTTTCGAGGGCTTTCACCGGCTGTGGGGTGAGGAAGCGCACTCGATTTCGTCCCGGTCGATTGGGCTGGTGCGCCCGACGATCCGATGGGAAGACAGGAATCGCGGCTTGCAATCGGAAATGTGGTGGAGCTGGAACCCGCTTCGCAAGACCGATGCGGTGGACGTGATGCTGCGCAGCGATGCGATCCCGACCGGCGCGAAAGTCGTGCGGGCCAATTGGTCGGACAATCCGTGGTTCCCGAGCGTTCTCGAGCAGGAGCGGCAGGATTGCCTCAACAAGACGCCGGACCAGTATGACCACATCTGGGAAGGCGGATATGCGACAGTCCTGAGCGGCGCCTACTATGCGCGGAGCCTGGTCGTTGCCAGACAGGAAGGGCGGATTGGAAACGTTGCTCGCGATCCGAATCTGCCGGTCAAGGCATTCTGGGACATTGGGGTAAGGGACGCCACCGCCATATGGATTGCGCAGTTCGTCGGCCGTGAAATCCGGGTGCTGGATTACTACGAGGCAGTCGGCCAGCCGCTGGCAACGCATTTGGAGTGGTTGCGGACGAGTGGATATGCGGGCGCTGAATGCTTCCTGCCGCACGACGGCGCGAAGGAAGACGCGATCACGGCGATCCGGTTCGAAGACCACATAAGGACAGCGGGTTTCACCGTGCGGACCATTCCGAACCAGGGCAAGGGCGCTGCGATGAAGCGCGTCGAGGCGGCGAGACGCCTATTCCCGTCGATCTGGTTCAATGGTCCGAAATGTACCGCCGGCATCGATGCAATCGGCTGGTATCACGAGAAGATGGACGAGGCCCGCAACATCGGCCTTGGCCCCGAACACGACTGGTCGAGCCATGGCGCGGATGCTTTCGGGCTGATGTGCGTGGCTTATGAAATCCCGACGAAGCCGGTAGCGCGCCCTGTTCTTTCATACAGCGGCGCTGGAAGCTGGATGGGCTGATGGCTGACGACGATATCCTCAAGGAGGCCAAGGACGCTTTCGCAGAGAGCGCCGACGCCGCCGACCATAATAGACAGACTGCGCTTGACGACATCAAGTTCTCGCGTCTCGCCGAGCAGTGGCCGGACGGCATCACCAAGCAGCGGGAACGTGAAGGCCGGCCGTGTCTCACGATCAACAAGCTCCCCGCCTTCATCCGCCAGGTGGTCAACGACGCGCGCCAGAACAAGCCGGCCATCCACGTTCATCCGGTTGACAGCAAGAGCGATCCCGAGACGGCGGAGGTCATCAATGGCCTGATCCGCAACATCGAATACACGTCATCGGCTGACGTGGCCTATGACACCGGCGTCGAGTGCGCGGTGACAGGTGGGTTCGGATATTGGCGCGTCGGCATCGATTATGCCTATGATGACACCTTTGACATGGATTTGCAGATACAACGGGTGATCAACCCCTTCGCGGTCTATGGCGACCCCTATTCTACGGCGGCGGACAGCAGCGACTGGAACACGGCCTTTGTCGTGGATCGTCTAACGAAATCGGCCTTCAAGGCGCAATACGGCGACAAGGCGGCTGTGGATTGGGACGATACCCGCTGGTCGTCGGCTGGGGAGCCATGGCGCACTGAAAACGAGGTGATGGTCGCCGAATACTGGAAGCGCACGGAGGTCGAGCGCGAAATACTGATGTTCCGGGACACGCGCGACGGCTCGATGCTGGTCTATGGCAAGGACCAGATCGAGAAGGATGCGGATTTCCAGGCGGCGCAGCAGTTCCTTGAATTCAAGGCGCAGCGCACGACGAAGACCCACAAGGTCGTGCAGCATATCATGACCGCAGCCGAGGTGCTGGAAACGGTGCAGTGGGCTGGGAGGTACATTCCCATCGTTCCGGTCTACGGCGACGAGTTCGATGTGCAGGGCAAGCGTTATTTCCGCTCGCTGGTGCACGACGCGAAAGACCCGCAGCGAAATTTCAACTATTGGCGCTCGTCGGCGACGGAACTGGTGGCACTCGCCCCGCGCGTTCCGTTCATCGGGCCGAAGGGGGCGTTTGACAGCGACATGGAACGCTGGATGACGGCCAACACGCGCAATCACGCCTTTCTGGAGTATGATCTTGTTCCGGCCGCCGTCAACACGCCTCCGCAGCGTCAGCCCATGGATACAGGCGTTGCCGCCGGGGCACTGCAAGAGGCCCTGAATGCCTCCGACGACATGAAGGCGATCATCGGCATGTATGATGCTTCCCTGGGGGCGCGGTCGAACGAAACCAGCGGCAAGGCGATCCTCGCGCGGCAAAGGGAGGGCGATGTTTCGACCTTCCATTTCATCGACAACCTCGCGCGGGCCATCCGGCATACGGGCCGTATCCTGATCGACCTGATACCGCATGTCTACAGCGCCGAGCGGATCGTGCGCGTGATCGGCGAAGACGGAACGCAGGAGGCCAAGCAGGTCAACGCGCCGTATCAGGTGCGCGATCCGAAGACGGGCCAGCCGATGCAGCAGCCGGCCATGGGGCAGGATGGACAGCCCCTTCAAGACCCGAACGGCAACCCGATCATGAAAACGGTGACGGCGCTGCATGACCTGACCGTGGGCAAGTACGACCTGACCGTGACGACCGGCCCGAGCTACACGACGCAGCGCGAGGAGGCGGCGGCGCAGATGACGGAAATGATCCGCGCATTTCCGCAGGCGGCCCCGATTATCGGTCCCGAACTGGCCAAGAACCTCGATTGGCCGGGCGCCGACAAGATCGCCGAGAAGATGGAGAAGGTCGCGGAGGGCCAGCTTCCGCCGGAAGTGCAGAAGCAGATCGAACAAGGCAAGCAGAAATTGCAGCAGCTCGCCGAGGAGAACCAGAACCTCAAGTCCGACCAGCAGGCGAGCGCGATGAAGTTGCAGGCCGACCAGCAGCAGGCGGCGGCCAAGATCGAGGCGGACAAGCAGATCGCGCTCATGAAAATCCAATCCGAGATGGAAATCGAGCGGATCAAGATCGACGCGCAGAAAGAGATCGAAACGTACAAGGCGCAGTTGAACGCGGCTGCACTCGCGGCTCGTCCTGCCCCCGTCATGCAGAATTCAGGCAGACCCGCCTGATCGACAGCGCCACGTAACGGCGCACAACCAGCACCAACCCGACAAGGAGTGCATCGCATGGCCGATGAACAGGAATCTATTGCCGAAGTAGAAGCGGAAACGCCAATCGAACCGGAAATGGAGGCTGAGCAGCCGGTAAACCTCGATGAGCCGGTCGAGCCGGAGATCGAGGAAGAGCTTCAACCCGAAGATGACGAATTCGAGGAATTCGACTGGAACGGGACGAAGATCAAAGGCCCGAAAGGGCTGAAAGACGGCGTGATGATGCACGCCGACTATACGCGCAAAACGCAGGAGACCGCCGCAACTCGCAAGGAACTGGAAGAACGCGCGCAGCGCCTCGACCAGCAATTCGCAGCGAGCGAGGAGTACATTGACGCGCGCGCTGACCTTCGCACGGTCGGCAAGGAACTCGAGCGGTTCAAGGATTACGACTGGTCAGCATACCAGCATCATCGCCTGACCGATCCGCTCGGCGCGGATGAGGCGTGGAACTACGCGCAGCATCTTCGCAACCAGAAGGGCCAGCTGGAGGCCACCATCCAGCAGCATGAAAGCTCTCGCACTGCCTCTGCGCAGCAAGAAATTGCCAAGCGCATGCAGGAAACGCACGAGCACGTGAAAGCCAATCTCAAGGGCTGGACGCCGGAAACCGACAAGCAGGTCATCGATTTTGCGCTCTCCAAGGGTGTGACCAGAGAGCAGATGCAGAGCATGATGAACCCGCTGGTCTACGAGATGATCTATCTCGCCCGGATCGGCCAGAACGCCCTTTCCAAACCCGCCCCGGTACAGAAGCCAGCCGCCCAGCCGCAACCGTCCAAGACGGTCGGCGGACGCGCCACGCCTGGCGCCAACAAGTCTCTCGGCGAAATGTCGATGGATGAATACGTGGCCGCCCGGAAGGCTGGCCGGGGCTAAGCACCCCAACCCGATTGAACGTCGGATGACGTCCAGTCCCAGCGCGGCCGAGGCCGCCAGATGGAGCTACCATGTCCACCAATACGACCCTGACTGCGGACATCATCGCCAAGGAAGCGGTGATGATCCTCGACAACGAACTCGTGATGGCCAAGAAGGTCTTTCGCGGCTATGAGAACGAGTTCGACAAGAAGGTGAACGGCTACACGGTCGGCGAGACGATCTCGATCCGCAAGCCGACCGACTTCACCGTCCGCACCACCGCCACCATGTCGGCGCAGGACGTGACGGAAGGCAAGACCAGCCTCACCGTCGACCAGCGTCGTGGCGTCGACTTCGAGTTCACCTCGCAGGATCTGACCCTCAAGATTGGCGAGCTTTCCGAGCGCGTCATCAAGCCGGCCATGGTCCAGCTTGCCAACTCGGTCGATACCTATCTGACCGGCCTGTATTCCAGCGTGCCGAATTGGGTAGGCACGCCCGGCCAGACCATCAATTCCTTCTCGGACTTCTACGCCGCCAAGGAACGCCTGATGGAAGGCGCGGCCCCGACCGACAATCTTGCTTCCGTCCTATCCCCGGCGGACGAGGCTGGCCTGCTCGGCTCGCAGACCTCGCTCTACATCCAGGCGGCGGCCAAAGATGCCTATCGTTCGGGCAAGCTCGGCATGATCGGCGGCGTCGACACCTATATGTCGCAGAACATCAAGACCCACACGGTCGGTGTTGCCACCGGCACGCCGAAGGTCGATGGCGGCACTCAGGGGTCGACCTACGCCGACGTGAAGGACACCGGCACCCAGAGCCTTGTCACCAAGGGCTGGACGAACTCCACGACCGGCATCCTGAAGAAGGGCGACGTGTTCACCATCGCCGGCGTGTACGCGGTCAATCCCGTCACCAAGGCCACGCTGCCGTTCCCCAAGCAGTTCGTGGTGATGGCCGACGCCGACTCGGGTGCCTCGACCGGCCCGGCAACGCTGACGATCAGCCCGCCGATCATCGCCAGCGGCGCGTTCCAGAACTGTTCGGCGGTCCCGTCCGACAGCGCCAACATCACGGTGATGGGCACTGGCGGCACCGGCTACAGGCAGAACTTGATGTTCCACCGCAATGCCTTCGCGCTTGCGATGGTCCCGCTGGTCTCGCCTCCCGGCGCGGTGGACGTGTCCCGGCAGTCCTACAAGGGCACGAGCGTCCGCATCATTCCCGTCTACGACGGCACGAATGACAAGTCGGCATGGCGCTGCGACATCCTGTTCGGCGCCAAGACCATCGACCCGCGTCTGGCCACCCGCCATTCCGGCGCGGCGTAACAACGAGGGGGGGGCTGGCTTAGGTCGGCCCCCCCCCTCTTTTTGCGAAGGCCAAAAACCTCGATCAACGGTTTCTGGCCTTTTTGGCCTCATGAGGGCTTGACATGCCGATTTCCAATTACACGCAGTTGCAGCAGGCCGTTTCCGACTGGATGGCCCGCGCCGATGTTCTCGGCTCTGCGGGAGATTTCATCGCCCTTGGCGAGGCCGGGCTGAACCGGGCGCTCAATCCCGTCGAGACGGAAATGACGCTCTATGGGCGCACAGGCGACCGTTCCATCAATATCACTGTCGCTTGCGCCGTCAGGCCGATAGCGCTGTTCATCACGGACACATGCGGCGAGGTCGAACTTCTCCAGCGTGCCGCCGGAACTTACCCGATTGTCGGGACGACCGGAAAACCGGCGATATGGTCGATCGATGGCCAATCCGTCGTCTTCAACCGCAACATGGACCAGGACTATACGTTCCGCTTCCGCTATCAGGAGAGGTTTGCGCTCTCCGATGCGGTTCCGACGAATTGGCTGCTGCAAAACCATCCCGACCTCTATCTCGCGGCCTCTCTCGTCTGGGGCGGCGTGTTCATCCAGAACGGCAATTACGCGGCCAGCTTCAAGACTGTGCTGGACGAGATGATCCCCAGCGTCAGGAATGTGATCGCACAGTCCAAGCGCGGGGTCTTGACGGTCGATCCCGCGTTGCTGGGCCGCCGCTGCGATGACTGGCGTTTGGGCGCATGATTTCGTTCGCCCCGTTCGAACCAGACCGGACGCGCTATGCGATCGATGCGTCCAG